AGGCTGAAAATTATAGACGCGCTATGGAACAAGGGCGGAATATGGGATACACTTAGATCGAATCTTGAGTTTCGCGTCAGGGAGCATTTAAGAGATGCAAAAACGTAAAATAAATACGGCTCACGCCATCACTGCAATTCGGAGCTGTTTAAGAGATGAGCTTTTAGAAGAGCTCAGCGACGATACTTTTACGCACCTAAAAGTTTACCTTGAATACAAAGTCAATTATGGGATTAGGTGGCACTGCATGGCAGAATTGTACAGCCAATGAAAAAGCATGAGCAGACTCACAGTAACCTTGGATTTGTAGTTCGTAATACATTGATGTGGAGGACGGTTCCGTTTATTCCAACGCGGACATGGGATTATCTAAAGGGTAAAATTGTTGGCGATTTATCGCGAAAAGTCGCTAAGTGTCTGAAGTATCAGCTGGAGGATAAATGAGAAGGCAGCTGAATGTACAAGATATGTGCGTTGATCTGCTAAGATCCCAACTCAAGGACTCGATCTCAGAGGAGCTTGCGTACAAAATAGGGTGGTCACTTGGGAAGGGGATAAGGAATGAGATATGGATCTATGCTGGAGCAATTCTAAGTGATGAATTGATGGGAAGATGAAAAGGCATCTACCGCTAAAAATACCTGACATTGCATCAAGTGACCACATGCAGTACATGGCTCAGTTTTTGTACAAAATGATCGATTTTGAAAATCCAAATTCAGTCATAATGGGGCACGGAATCCCAAGTAAAATACGTGGAGGAGCGGTCGAAAACCATCCGGCTTTTGGTTTATATAGAGCACTGGTTAGGGAGATTAGATCAGCTATCTCCGACGATCTCTTCGTAAATTAAGTTCTGTACATTATCTGATTCAAAATCATAGCCTTCAGCCACAATCTCAAGGTACATGAGGTCCCACAAGTCTTGATCCATTTGCAACCACATCTGCTCTCTGAGTTGATGGCGGACAATCATAAATAAGAAAATGTGCATTGGTTCACGCTTTTTCAATTGTTCTCCAGGTACCCAATAAGGAACCTATCGAGATTTTCGTGTTTACCAGAAAGAACCAGTAGAATGTACGCTTTTACGTAGATATTGAAATCTACGCTATTGAGCGATTTATTGATCGCAAGTCGTCGAATACTTGCGTCGGTGAGCTTACGTCTCTTCTGATGTAATGTCGTCATATAGTAGCGAATCAAGCCTCGCTGATTCAAAGTACTCAAACAAAAACATCAGGCTAAGCCTCAACTAGGCATCGTCACTTAGATGTTTGTAGATCTGCTCCTGTAGGCTTAAGAACATGTGCTCTGAGTGTTTTGGTAATAGATTCTTCATAAAAAAAGGCCAGTCATTTCTGACCAGCCCAATCCATAAGCTTGTTTAAAAGATTAGAATTATGAACTTGTCAGGAGATCTGAAGCTCCAGAGCTCTCGTTGCTTTCTCCAGATTCGTCACTGAGACGAAGTCCGAGGAAATTAACTGTAACGTCGGCAACTGAACGAGTTGCAACTCCAGTAGAGAATCCAGTTGGCCGGCAGCCGACGACAGACATGATCAACTTGTTTGTTTGACGATCATAGATCGCAAGGGTGATATCCTCGTGGTTCAAAAGCTCTTGAAGCTTAGGAACTGAGGCCACTGCATGCGGTCCATTATCAACAACCCGGAAGCCGGTCGCAGTTACGCTAATAGCCTCTTGTCCAGTGTAAGTGATCTCGGCAGGCGAGAACCGGCCAAGGACGTAGCTGGGGGTCGCATCGTACTGAACTCCGTAGCTAACCTGACTGAACAATCCAATTGTTCGTCCGTTAACTTGAAGCTGAGCTCGTGATCCGTGAAGAATTTTTTGTTGTGACATTTATGTCTCCTTATTAACCTTGAGCCGAGCTAGAGGATTTAACGCCTTCAATCGAGAGCGTTAGCGGAATAAATTTTATCGGACTCTGAATAATCGCACTCACGCCAACTTCCATAACACTTCCGCTGATAGACACAGAAATGCTCTTCCATCCAGAAACATACTGATCTGTTCCGACGATGTATTTAAGCGACAGGAACTCAGCCATCTTTCCGCGAATAAAGCTTTCTGCGTTTGCATTTGTAACGTCAGCGGTTGACTCGCCAACAAACGCACGCTTAAGTGACTCAGCAAGACTGAGGGCCATAAGGTCAGCAACGTAAACGACGTTCAGTGAGTTATACACTACGTTATTGTCAATGCCGTAAGTCGTTTGATCTGTGAGGAATGTGAATCCGCCAGTCTCTTGACGCTGAATTGGCATCAAGCCTGCAAGGATTGCATCTTCACAGTCAGATACGTTTTCGTCATCGAAGCTGCCATCAGCATGAACTGCGCCAGAGCAAGCAATCGACTTATTGAAGATCGCCTTGTACCCACCAGCTGCCTGCATGCCGGCTGCTTTAACGGATCCCATCCACGGCTGGAACTGCTTAATGTCGCCATTCGAATCAAGATCAAAAACATCTTGGAATGTATGAGCGATGCGGTAGTTTGCCATGTTGAGGGCTGAGTCTTTGGCTTGCTGGAATGTTCCACGCTTAGAAACAACGCCTACACGGTGACGCTTAACTTTAGCGGTAGACATTGCAATTACGTGAGCACGTACAGCTGCATTCACTGCATCAACAGTGTATGTTGATGTCGGCTCAGTTTCGTCATCGGCAATGTCATCAGCTGCATCTTGCGATACAAGCGGAACAACAAAATTACAACGAACTGAAGCGAGAGCATCGATAGCCTGTGCGAGCTGAAGCCCAGACGATCCACCTTTGTCGCCACCAGAAAGGAAGGCATAGGAGTTATCTTCCGGAAGACCAGCTGTAGCCGTCGCATCGTAAGAAACCAGCGAGTTACTAGCCAGACTTCCGTTGCCAAGAGCGAGATCGTAAAGATCGCGCTTGATTCGTCCAGGGCGATTGCTGGCTGAACAGATCGAAACTGTGCACTGATCAAGAACTGATGGGTTACGCTGACCGTCAAGTGATGAGCCGACGGCTGCTGAGTACCCTACGTTCTGATTGATCTTTGTTACGAGATCGGCGATTGTAGAGATCTTCGAGAGGTCAAGGTCGAGGTTTGCGCCAAGGCCGCCTGTTACCGAAGTCTGTAAGCGCAGAACGCCTGAAACCTCACCAACAGTAGCCGTTGCAGTTGTACCTGCATAGCCAAGTTGAAGAGCAACTTGTCCACCAACAGTGATTGACGACTCCGATTGACCAAGCTTTACGCTAATTGTCTTGCGGAGTTCCGCAGACGAAGTCAATAGGCTGCCAAGGAACGTAACTGCAGAATCAACTGCGAGTTGTTTAAACATCGTATTGACATTTACAGTTCCGGCATTATCTTTAATCTCAAGAGCTTTACCAACGCCCTTAATCTGACGATCAAGGACTTGAATGTTAGATGCGCCAGAGATCGCTGCAGCTGCTACCGCAACAGGGCTGCCGTTTGAAAGGCGGCTCATATTGATGTATGCCGAAGTCGTCGTATTCAAGACTTCTGTAAGTTGATACCAACCAACGTTAGCCGAACCAGCACCCTGGTAAGGAGAGCCTGAAGGGATGTAAGCGATGTCACCAACCTGTGGGCGATTTGCAAAAACCTGACCAGAAGCAAGGGTTGCTGTGAGTGCCGATCCTACAACCGAAACAGTGATGTTCTGACCAGTGAGGCCAGAAAGGACGCTGCGGTCAACTCCACTCATGTTATCGATCTTGATGCTAGAGAAGCAAACAAGGTCGTTAGCCGGGGTTGCAGAGAAGGCAACCGGAGCTACTGCTAGAGGAGCGCCTGCTGTGATTTTCTTTGCAGTTACTTCAGCCAAAGCTGTTGTGTTGCTTACCGCAGTTACAAGGTACCAGCCAACGTTTTCAGCCGAGCCACCTTCGATAACAGAACCAGCTGGAACGCGAATAACGTCGCCGGCCTGGGGTGTAACTGTAAATACGTCTGGAGTAGCGAGCTTGAATTTAACTACTTGGCCAGAAACAACCTGGAGCTGGAGCGTGTCAGAGACAGTCAATGCTGATACGAAAGCCCGGTCAACTCCACCAACTGCATTGATCTTAGAAAGACCAGTGAGTGCCGTAGCCAGAGCTGCAGGTGATGTGTCTGCAGAAATAGCCAAGGTTTGCTGCGCTTCACCGTTTACACGGATGGCGAGCGATGCAGAAGAAGCTGACGGAACATACGAAAAGCTTGATGTGGTGGGAGCGGCCTCTGATTGAGCAGTCGAAACCGCCTCAGAGATAGAGTTTCCAAGAGCGCCACCACGCTTTGCCTGGAATGTGCCGTGACTGTCTTGAGTAGTCAGCGACGCTTTAGTTGAGTCGTTTGATTTGATAAGAATAATGCGGTTCGGTGACCCTTGGATTCGAGTCGATGCGCTTGGAGCGACGATTCCACGGTATGCATCTACAAGACGGCCTGAACCGAACTTAGAGATAACGCGACCGATATCGCCGGGACCAAAAGACTGGCTTGATGGCTTAATGCCGTCAGCTTTGTCTTGTTGCCAAGACGGACCTTCGTCAGCTTCACCGACCAGAGCAATTACGCCAGAAAGCGCAACGCCAGACGGCTGTGATGCGACAACGATGTCGACAGATGAATCTGGGACCACCATCGTCTGTCCAGAAGAATTTACGATTGTAAAAGCCATATTTACACCTCTAAAAAACTTAAATTACTTAATGCTTTTAACAGCTTATTTCTCCACCGGAATACCAAAGGACTTTAGCCCGTCTAGCCACTTGTCTGGCTGATCTAGCCAACCCATGGACTTTAGGTGAGCTTCTGCCTAAATCTTAAGTACCGGCGTTCCATTCTTTACACACTCTGACCAGCACTGATCGAACGACATCCATACGTTAGGGGCCTTATTTTCGATCTGAGCCGGTTCATCTTTCTTCTATATTTGGACAACCTGGGGCTGTTTTTTGCTCTTTTTTGACATTTTCAGTCCCCTGTGTAGTTGCCGGTTCCGGAACCACCCTTTTGCTTGCCCATATCCGCAGCGATCTGATCCTGCGTCCTTTGTGGCTATTTAGGACTTCCGAAGGCATATTTGATTTGTTCAGGCGTCATTCTTAGCGCATGCTTAAGAGAATGATTTAGGTCTGCTGGAACCCCATCCCAAGTTGCATGAGTGGGATTCAGATCTTTATCAACGTGAATCATCACTTGCTTGGCTGGCGGAACATGAAGCTTGCCCATGTCCATAACCTGATCTTTGAAGTTTACAACGATAGCGTCTTTGCCCGGAGTCATCCCAACTTGGCGGTTGTAATTTGCCATTGGGAACTAGTTGACTACGGGCTTATTAAAAGACTTTTTAGGCTCGTCTTTTGTAAGCTTTGGTTTTGGCTGATCTTTGAGCTCTTTAATCTTTTCTTTTGCCGTTTCTTTTGCCTATTTCATCTTATCTTTGGCCATTGATCTTTCAATAGACGGGCCAGTTGACCTTGGATCTTTAGCCCAAGACTTGCTTCGATTAGCAGAGCGAACCTAAGCCCCCATTTTACTGGTGCCTAAATCCGGCTCATACAAATGAGCGTTCTTGTCATGCTCTGGCTTTAATCTAAGTGCCTTTTTTAATTCAGGCATCACTTCATTCCAAGACTTAGTAAGCTTTGGCTTTGGCATGGCTTTAAGTTCAGCAAGCTTGTTTTTATGCTGTTCTTTTGCCCATTCATTTGTATCTTTACTAGCTCCACCAGGAGCCATGCGGGCGCCTACGTCTGAAGTGCCACTTTCGTAATTATGTGCAAAAGCTGGAGCGTGAACGCCTTTTTGTTGCTTTGCGTTCTTATTCTTTTCACTCTCATCTTTTGTAAGCTTTGGTTTGATTTTAGACTGAGCTTCCATTACATCTTTATGAGCAGCCTCTGCACCGCCGTATGAATGGTATGCGCCGCCGGTACGCCAAGATTTACCGCCGCCCTTTTCACTCAAGGCTGCGCCACTCTTTGGTCCGCCGCCAACTTTATTGTGTGCCTTAGTGGCATAGGTAGCACCGCGAACATGAACACCAGACGTGTGCTCGGGCTGTTCCTTTTCTTCGCCCTTTACTTTTTCTCCATGTTTTCCAGGCGAACCGCTCGAGATTGCGTTAGCTCTTTCCCATTTTGTGCGGTTTACGCGAAGCTTGCCGCCACCGGGTCCAACTTCTTTAGATGAAGTCCTGTCGTTCCGCTCTGACCGTGCAGACGCCTTGTCTTCTGGCGACTTACCCTCATCAACCTTAGCCTTCTCAAGCTCATTCATTTTAAGCGGAGCTGGACCTGCAGGCTTCGGAAGCTTTGGAGCCTGCATCTTAGGCATTGCCGGCATGGCTGGCTTTGAAGGTGCAGCTGGTGCCGGAGCAGGTGCCGGCTGAGCTTTCTTCATAGAAGAGCACTTGGATAGGATTTCTTTAAATTTAGCTAGGCGCTCTTGCTCTTGGTTTTTATCCAAGAGAACTCCTGGCAGCTTGGTTGACGGATCGGACTTTTTCATGCCCACTTCCTCATCGGATGTTTTGATTTTATTGCGAGATTTATCAACAGTGCCTTTATATTCAATGCTTCTTCCATCGAATACTTGAGGCTCTTGAATGTATTTAGGTGATGTTGTAGTCACTCGATTACGGATGACTGGTTTAGTCGAAATCGACGGACCGACAGCTGCCTTCTCAAGTTCAGAGCGCATCAAAGTGCCTTTGTCCTTGCCTTGATAAGCTGGATCTTCTGCTTTAACGCGAGCACGTTGATTGATTATGGCATCTGGAGAATCGGCCATATGCCATCCATGAGTCGGATGCCACTTAAGCTCGCCTCGATCAACTTGATCAATTCGCTTTTTGTTTGATTCACTTAAAAGCCTTGCTTGACGAAGTAAATCTACGGCCTTACCTTCACCAGTCGCAACACGGACGGCTGCAGGTCCACCCTCTAAAGCCATGCGTGGTGGAGCGTCTACTGAAACTTTGTTTCCTGAGCGATTCGCTGGCAAGCCCATTCTTCGGCGAAGTTTATTCTCTACAGCCATTGGCTGCACTTCATGCTGACTCTGCTTTTGCTTCATATAGCCGTAGTCACGCTGAACGTCGGCATATTGTTTATCCATGAGAGTTTGTCCGCCAGGAAGATCGGTTCCTTCCGGCATAATCTCAAGGTGAGCGCCCTCATGAACCTGAGCATCTGGATTGCTTTGGGCTTCCCACTGGCCTGAGCGCCAGTCAGGTTTATCAACTCCAACTTCGGGAGCCTCATCTCTGCGCTCGCCAGTCTTTGGATTGATTTTTCCACCAGACGGAACTAGATCCTGATTATATCGAGTCTTGAAGTAATTAACTATCTGCTCCATGTGCTTAGCTCGCATTGGCGAACCTGCAGCAGGCATAGCTCGTGTGCCAAAAATAGCTTTCTTTTGCTCTTTCTAATTTTTGCCTTTTTGGAGCTCTTCGTTTTTTAAAACTGTCGGCTGAGCAAGGCCTTTTGCATGCTTCTGTGCAGCGCCGATTGCTCCCATTGGCTGAAGGAATGATCCAAGCTTTTTTCCGTTATGATGAACATCCCAGGTTTTACCTGATTGCTTAACGGTGATCGCACCATGCTCCGGATGAGAGAATGTGCCACTACCTTCGTTATAGTTCCAATTTGGACCTAAAGTTTTAGGCATTATCGGCTCCTGGCATGGTCTAAGATCTGTTTAATTGCATCGCCGACATTGTGACATCCGTCACCTTTTTCGTCTGGATTTGACGCCGAATACCAGCCAACATGTGGCTCACCAGCGTCAAACTTAGACGAGTCGACAACTACGTGATAGGCAGGCTTTCCTGCGCCATCAATAAGAACATGGGCGAACGAAGTGGGGCTGATAGCAACCATTCCACCGTGCTTAAGGGCAAGCGCCTGGCTCTTCTCCAAAGAATGCTTTTTGACCGTCCGGATTGCCTCACGGAGGTCTCTAAGCTGCTTTATTTTCATAAGAAGTTCTTCGGCTCGTTCCATGTCCAAAAGAAGAAATTACTCTATATGGTTAAAAGGGGATAATTACACGTTTTCTATGGTCTTTTTTAAATTAATCGTCAACCAGTTTCCATCCCTGGTTCTGAACCACGTCTTGTAGCGCATCTGGGGTTCTAGTTGGCTCTACGGTTGGGTCGATAAGCAGCATGTCGGCGAGTCCAGTCACTTTTATGTCCGTACTCTCGATAAAGCTGTGCTTTACACGGCCCCTAATGCCGATATCTCGACCGTGCAGAGAATTAGCTCCATCGCCATGATCGACCACTGGACCGTAGTTTATTGTAGAAATTTCAAAGTTTCTCTACTCAAACAAGGTCTTCTTGTACCTTCCGAGGATGTACATAACAAGAGTGTGAAGGTGCATCAGTTCGTTTGGATCGGTAGACAGCGAGGTGATCTTGAAGCTTTCATAAGCAAACAAGGACTTTCGTTGATGTTTATACTCAGGAGCTTGCATTCGAATTGTGCAATTAGTGAAGTTTGGAGTCAGGCCAGTGTCAATGAGTAGCGTGCTGTCGTCCATAACCATCAAGACTGAGTAGGTACGATGGTTCACTTCGTCGATAATAGCCATTCCTTCGTAGACATCCTAAAGGCTCACTCCTGTCGGAAAAGTTACCTCTCCAGTTTCTTTGTCATACGACTCTGGGGTTACTGGCCCAAGGATGAGCGTAGGCGTAGTGAACGCGCCGCCAAGGTCTGCAGCATCGACATCTTCGAATGGATTAGATTCGTCTGTGTCACCAAGTCCATTTCTGCCCTAGTCCTCAGATCCCTCTCCGACATTGATGACGATTGCGGGATATGACGCGACGTCAGGGAGTCTAGTTTCCATGACGATAGAGATTTGAGTTTTAGCAACAAACTCTTTTAGAGCCTGTGGCTGCTTTCCATACATTTGCTTAAGCAGTGGATCTGTTACGAATTGTGAATAGGCGTCGTCTAATAGAAAGAGGTTCTTTCTGATGTCAGTGAGCCCGGCTCTAATTGCTGTAAGAATTACTGCTTCTGTTTGAGAGATCATGTCTTAGTCAACGTCTACTTACAGACGCCCTCCCAAAGATTATCAAGCTCTTTATAGACTTCATCAAAAATCTTGGCGCCTTGCTTCTCTGGATAATCCCACAGGCCCTTACCTAGCTGCTTTGATGATGCCACTCGAAACGTCATTATGTCTCGGGCGATCTTGGTTCCGGCTTTTGTTTTCATTGGTCGCTGATAAATCGTAAGGCCGGAAAGAATTGGATTTCCCTGCTTACTCTTAGGAGAATTTTCTCCATCAAGATTAAGCGTTGCGGCTCTTCCTAAGATTGGCTTTCCTTTTGAGTCTGTAATGGTTTTATCAAGTCCCATTTTTTTCAATTCAGATTGCACGTAGCCTGCCAGCTTAGATTCCGCTGCAGAACGATCAGAGGCTTTTTTGTTATGCTTAAACGGAATTACGAGATACTTTCCACCATCTTTGGCGGTTTTTGCTTTTGGGCTTGCAAGAAAATTCTCCAGCATATTTCTTGCCGGAGCACCTTCTTCAATCCATTCCTAGTCTTTGTTTAGCGTGACAGCCCAAATGGCATCGTTGCCGTTTTGTGAAATAGATTGAAGCCCTACAGACTGAATATACTGACTTCTAGTCGACTTAAGGCGCTTCTGAGCCTTTTCTATGACCATAGCGTGAGCCTGGGCCTAGAGCATCTTCACTGCATTTTTTTGCAGCTTCTCGATGTCGTCTTTCTACATCTTTTTGACGTCGGATTCGATTTCTTTAAGAACATCGCTAAGACTAAAGAGCTTATTGTCCGCCATCTTGTGGCTCCTGGACGGTCTTAAGACTAGACCAGCTTCCATCCTCATTCTTAACCCTTGTGTTTTGAGGGCTGTATTGACGAATTGCTCCAGGCGCAAATTCCAGCTTTGCTCTGTGTATGTCTGGGTCTTTATTTACATGAGCAGGCGAGGTTGCCAATGTTTGTGGGAGTGACCGCTCAGGAGTGCCGGCCTCTTCCTTTTCTTCTTGACGATTTGGGTCAAGCGAAGCCTCAATTTCTGACTGAGCCTAATCTTGGGCTGGATGAATTCCATCGTTATCCTCAACGATTTTACCAACAGCCTGAATAATTCCCATAATTGCCTTCTACACATCAGGGTTTGCCTGAGACAGCTGAGCAACTACGTCTTTATTTTTCTGGATTAGGCTGATCGCCTCTGACTAGCTTTGTCGGATTTCTTTTGATAACGGACTGGTTTCATGCACATCTTGTTCTGGTCCTATATCATCTTCATCTATATCAGAGAGCTGCTGATTATTAGAATTGCTAGGCTCGCTACCATCTTTATCTCCATGCTCGAAGTCATCCAAGTACGGATCAGATTCATCGTTGGTTCCACTGTCGCTTCCTCCTGAATTATCGCCAAGAATCATCATCAATGATTTCATCTACGTGAGTAGGCTCACATAGACTTCCGGCTACTAGTCCTTTAGTTGTGCAATTACGTCCTTATTTTGAGCCACGGCCTGAAGAGACCGCGCTATGCTTTCTTTATCTTCGTCGGTTACTTCGGCCTTAGAAAGATCTTCGGCATCGATCATAACCTTATAGCAGCCACTTTGTGCCTGCTCTGCTGCAGTTCGCGCCTCCTCAATAGAGGCTCCAATACCTGCTTTAAAATTAACCCTAGACTCTTCACGCATCCGCTCTCTCAATTCGAGTAGCTTATCGTCGTGATTGTCTTCAACTGAAAAAATGACTTCATCTGTTTCGTCAGAAAGAATGTCGCCGTACATCTGCTAAACAGCAGCCGATAAGATCTTCTTTGCGTGAAGAAGTCTTGAGTTGTTCTCTCTTATTGAGTCTTCGTCGTTACTTAGCTCTCTCGTAAGTAACGAAAACACGACAAAAAGTTCCATATCACTCACCTCTCTTTACTGAGGCGAGCAGGGCATTAACTGAGTCTTTGTCCCAATCAGATTCGAATTGAAGTAGAATATTGGTTCCGAGCTCTAATCTCTTTGGAGCAGACAGAGTCTAGAAGCATGCGCAGTTGGGGAGCTTCTGTCCACAGTCGTGACATGGACGTGAAACCTCGTTCTTTTTTAAAACCAGGTGGTTCTTTTTTTGCTCAGATTTTATTGCCTTTGGGAGTTTAGCAATGGCAGGGCCAGCTGCAGGAGAGGCCTTAATTTTACTGTCATTCGTCTTTGGACCAGTTGATGTTTTGGTCGAAGTGTCAGTCGATGAAGTTTTATCTCCATGAATTCCACCTTGAGTGAGGCCATTATTGCCGCCGACTTTGGTGCCTGGGCTCGGTGGCTTTGGCATCTTCGGCATTAAGCCGCTTTTCTTTAACTTGTCTTTGATGGCATTGATCTTTTTAAGTCCAGCCGTCCGATCTTCAGATTTCTCGATTGGATCTTTATTCGAGGCGACCAAGAGAAGAAGGGAGTCTACCTTTGCTTGCAGCTCCTTAACTTGAGACTTCAAGTCATCAACTGGCTCAGGCTTGCTTTCTTCTTTTGACTCTTCTTTGCTTTGCTCTGCGTGAGATTCTTCTTTTGAATGCTCTCTGGCCTAGTCGCGCTCTTCAAACGCCTCATCATACAGCTCGAAGTGACTCAAAAGGTGGGCGGCGAGCTACGGAATATTTTCCAACTCAAACTTGTGAGTGATTTTTCCCTATTCAACAATAGCGCCACTATAAACGTCGTTGTCTTTTTTATTGATCTGCATCATGGCATTTTCGCCAAATGGCAGGTCGATTTCCTTCGCGCCCTCTTTTTCCATAGGCGAGAGCTCTTTTAAGAGAAACGCAACTACGGATTTAGGGACGACTGCCATCTAATTGGCAACTTCGCCCAAATCAACAACAGATTTTGTATTGATCTTTACTAAAGACTTCTGAAGGCTTTCGTAGCCTTGTTCACCAAGAACATGCTTGAGAAGTCTTTTGGAGTTAGACACTGATTAGTTGCCTTCTGTGATGTAGCTGTCATCAACCACTAAATAAACGCCAAGGGTGGCCGCTGAGCCAACAATAATGCTTTTATTGCCAGAGCTGAGCTGAATGTATGAGTTAGGAGGAACGGGGATTCCGGTAGCGAGAGCCTATGGAGTCGGGGCGGCTTCACCTGGCTCATAAAACGCAACAAAACCAACTGCACCAGCATTATTGTAGACCCAAACTGTTCGTCCATATCCAATCGACTTCTCGGCTGCAAGAGTTCCAAGGATTTCAAGCTGTGGTCCGGCTTGCATAACCTTTCTGGCGCCTGCGCGAGAGTTATGCTCGATTGACTCAATTTGCCCTTGATCAACCTATCCCTGTTTTGTGCGACGTTTTGGGTTCTGAAGTGCCATTTTTACCTCTTAATTCAATGAAATTACATACTTACTATAAGGATCAGAAAGGACCGACGTTTTCTCCGTCCTCTTCCGATGCAATCTGCTAATCTGGAGCCTCTTCTGCTGTACGGCGATCAAGATAAACCCAGTCTGCAACCAAAGAGGCGCTAATTGGCCCTGGTTTGTAGGTGATTTCACCAGAATCGCTGATATTTACAATGGTGTCTATATTGCCGTGAGCATCAAAGGTTGGGCAGATTCTGATGTCGTGTCCCATATGTTGAACGTAAAATGTCGGCTTATATCGATATCTGACACTAATGAGTCGAGTTTTGCCAGAAATAGGGTCAAATCCTGGATGATCAGCCCCCGGCTGCTGCTTCCAGACGATATCACCAGCGATCACCTAGAAGTCCTTACCTTCTGAATACATCCTGCCCTAAGAGTCAATAACGAACTCGACAGCGCAAGCCCTGTACTGAAGGCGTGTCTTGCCTGTTGTTCCGGCGTGGACCTTTTCAAAATTCACAGAGAAGAACTCTTCTCCTGAGATGCACGGCACTAGCTTATCATAAGGCGCGAGGCCGACGTATTTATTGGTTCCACGATAGTAGCGATTGAATGTGACTGAGGCTCCTGATTGAGAATATAGGCCGGCCTGGACTTGACGCATATCTTTTGCGTTGCCTTGGAAAATACCCCAGATCTGGCCTACAAACTTATACAAAAAGCCATTTTCTACAAAATCAAACTGTTTTTCAAACTCAAACTGATTCTGGTCCTCTAATCCATATGATCTGCGCAAATCTCCGTCATTCACCTCGCCAACAACGTTAGGGATGGCGACGTAATGATTAAAAACAATACCAAGGCCAGCGATGAAAAAGTTTTCTGCCTCTGTATTTAATACAATTGAATCCCATGGACTAGAGTAGTCCATGAGGATGTTTTTGATATCTTCAGGCTTTCTGTCCGATTGATCCGACATTTCCGCCCTCCAGCTCTTGTTGTAGCGCAATTGCTTGATTATGCGCGGCCAAGGCCTTGTTTTTGTGCTGATGCATGCGATCATCAAACCAATCAAGCAGGCCAAGCATTTTCTTTCTTGCTTCTTGATGAATAGGATGCATTTGTTTTAATGGGACGCCCTGACTAACCTGAAAAGCTAGATGGGGCGCATATCTTGAGTCAAGAAATCTTTGCCTTTGGTCTTTAAGCTCTGCGTGCATCTTTGAGTGCATCTTTGCTTCTTTAGCTAGATTATGTATCTGCTTTGAAATCTTTTCACGATACATATCGACTTCGTTATTTACGTTCGGAAGGAGACGGTTGTGCTCAGATTTAAAAAGAGACTCTTCCCATTGGATGTCTTTATCTAGCTTTTCTGCCATGTGCTGTGCTACGCCAAAGTGTCCAGCCTTAGAGAGGATGTTCCATTGGCCGGCCTTGTCACGAACAGCAACCATCGCCTGCCCGCCTTTGGTTATAAGCTTAAAGACCTCGCCTTTACGGCTGATCCCAATCTTACAAATGTCTGAAAAATGCTCCTATCCTAGATTCATACCTAGCTTTCCTTGTTTGGTCCAAAGACCCACAAATAATTTACCTAATGATCGAAAGGAGTCTGCTTATCAAGCACAAGCTCCCTTAACTGCCGAAGTCTTTCTTTTGATGGAGCTGAGTCGATTCCAAATCGCTTAAGTGAGATGTCGAGATCAGTGGGGGCAATCGATTCAAGCCACTTCTTATTAATTTCGTTGGCGTCATCAGTTGACTTAAAGAGATTTTTCATTTTATTCTCTTTAGTGTCGCTTGATTCGAACTCATTATTCCGCAATACATACGGAACGTAGTAATCTGGCTCTACGGCTGGATCAAAAGACGAATCCTAGAACGAAGTGCCGTGGTCAATATAATAGATCTCGGCGTCATTCATCATCACATTGTTGCCGTGACCATCTACGTCACCAAGGACGTACATCGCAGCCGCCATTCTGTGTGCCTTTCCGTTTCTAATATCTTGCCCAGCAACCGCCTCATATCTGCGTGGATCTTCATCTTTTACTTCTGCAGCAAGCTTAAAATCTGGCGGCAACATTCTGATTGCAACTGCCGGCTTCTTCTCTGTCTTCATATCGGCTTGTCCGAGAACGGCCTCAGGTACACAGTGAAGTCCGAAGACATTAAGGGCTGCGTCGTAAAATGCCTATTCTTTTGCAGTCTGAAATCCAGTTGCACGAGTAGACTTAACCTAAGATCTGTTGCTCGGCTCAACCTTCACGAGCCAAGACGATTCATCTCCATGAGCAATGAAGCTCGAGTGAGTGAAGTGGCCGGCATTTGAAATATTTTCAAGACGGCCCTCTTTAATCTATTCGTTGACCTGTTTCTGCTAATCCGACTACTTATCAATCTACTCAAAGCCAACTACTGATTCTAGATCAGCATTTGACTCGGCCTTCTTTAGATCAAGGCTTTTCCTTTGCTCTAGTTTAGGCTGTATTTCCTGTAAGCGTTTGTATTTTGCATATTTTTGAACGTAATCATGCTGCTAAATAACTTCCGGATCGGCCTTGTGGGCTGCAGTTATTCCCTGATTCCAAGCATAGACTGCTCGGTTAAGATCATTTGGAAACTGTCTACGAATTCTATTCCAATGTGCGTTTGCAACTTCTTTTAGAGCGTCTGGTTTTAGCTTAAAAAACTGATGTATCTTGTCGTGATCGGTTTTATAATTAAGCTGTGCAACGTCTGGATACTTAGACCTCAAGCTTGGGTTTGCCTTAATGGTCTCAATTGCAGTGAGGGGCATAACACCAACGCTTCCCATGGCACGAGTTCCGGCATTGAGGCCGTAGTTAACCTGTGGATGGTTGGTATTCTTATTGCCGCTGCTCTCGATCATCTTAATCGGCTTAAGCTCTGGATGAACCTGAACAGATTCTGGCCTTGCCTGCTCAACATGAGCAGGGGTGGGCG